TCAGGCGATGATGTTCTGGTACTTGCTCCGGGTCTTCCCGGCCTTCGCTACCGTCTGGTTGAATGCGTCGGCATTGGTTGGCGTGCCAACGCTGGGGTGTGAATGGCTCGCGCACTGCTGCGCCAGCTCTGCCAGTAAATCAATGGTGTCCAGCATCATGGTAAGCGTATTTACGCTCTCGCTACCGATATGCACGGTTGGCCCCATAATCTGCTGACCGCCTGCCGCCACGGATTTACGTAATGCGGCAATCTTTTCTGTCAGGGTTCCCCCCACATCAACATTCATGGCGCCGGCCACTTTCGTGGACTGCTGCCCGGCGATTTCGGTTTCTTCATTTCCTGTAATACTGGCCAGCCGGTTTCCTTTTACCGCCTGGCTGAAGTCGCCAGCACTGACCTGCTGTATGGCTCCGGCCATCAGCGTGGCGGTACCCAGTACTGTGATTTTATCCGTGGCTTTCACCGTGGTTTCACGGCTGACCAGTTCACGCCGTTCCGTGTCGGCTTTCACCGTCCGCGTCATTGATGTTTCACTGATGGTCTGATCCGTCTGGCGTATCCAGTCTCCTGCCTGTGTCACGCGTTGCGAGACTTCCGCGCGCTGCTGTTGCAGCTGTTCGCCGGGCTTAATGTCCGGCAGACTGGTGCCATCCGGCAGCGTCTGTCTGATAAAGGGCTTGTCCGGCCTGCCGCCCGTAAACGCCACTTCTACCAGCGTTCCTTCCGGTGGAAACTGGAACATTCCCGAATCGTTACCGGCCATTGGCACCGGTAGCGGTACGGCGGAATATACCGGCGTCTGGTTGTCCGGGTTGCCGTCCGCATCAAGCAGCTGCACATCAACGGCGTACCGTGGCCGGAACGGGTCGGCAAAATTACCGCTTTTTACGGCCTCGCTGGGTGCCACCACTCTGGCCAGTTTGGGCAGGTGAAGCCCGGATGCCAGTTCCGGGTAATGGCTTTCTATCTGGCGCTGTGCCGGTGTTTTCTGCAATGGCTGACCTGTGGCGCGGTTCCGTGGTGTCCAGGTGATGGTCATTGTGTCATTCGTCAGATGAACTTTGGTCACGCGCTCCCCGTTCACGTCCACGCCCGGACGCAGACTCTGGATCACCGGCAATGTCATGGAATTACCGCCCGCCGTTCCCTGGCTGAACTCTGCCGGGATTTCTACCGGGCGTCCGGCAAACAGCGCCTTTTCTGCGCCACCGACATACAGCGAACCATCCGGCAATGGATACCAGATGTAATCCGTGATACTGAATGCCCTGCCCAGGTTATTCAGCAACTGATACCCCGTCCCGTTATGGGTGAAATGAGGGATCGGTTTATCACTGTACGGCACATCCGGTACCGCAATGCTGATCCCGCTGTTTTCCTCCAGCCATCCGGCCACATCGCGCAGCGTGGGATGCTGGAATGAGCATGGCCACATCCGCTCAAACACGCCAGCCAGCTCGCGGACGAACAGACGCTGATAACCGTTTTCGGCAGGCTGTGAGCGCTCCACATAGCCGGTAAACCAGCGCAGAAGTAAACCGGAATACCCCACATCCAGCCGTACCAGTTTGCCGGTGTAGTCTGTTGTCGTCTGTGCCGTAATAAAGCCACGTCCGCAGCTGTTCAGCTCCAGCACCAGACTGGCGTCAGCCAGGTGTATTTCATCCGTTGAAAGGTAAAGGCGTTTTACTGGTTTCATCATTAACCCAAAGCGTCATTGACGGGCTTCAGTACCCTGCGTTCAAACCACGTCAGTTTTTCTTCATCCTCTCCGGCACTCTGGCCACCGGATTGTCCCGTACTGCCGGCCGTCTGTTTTTTTGCCGTTGTTTTACCGGTTGCCCTGGCTTCCCGTTTCTCCTGTACACTGACATGTTCCGCCAGGGTGAACGTGACCAGCCAGGCCATTTTTCCGTCCTGCTGCGGCGCATCCAGCATTCCACTGAAGGTGGCCTCACGAAAATTCACCGCTCTGGCCACCTCATGCGCAACGCGGTATTTCATGCGTTTCCCGTCTGCATCGGTGGCGCTGGCCAGCTCAAAAATACGCTTCAGGATCTCCGGGTTTTTAAAGGGTATTTCGCCGCTGATACGCAGCTCTTTGCCTTTTGCTCCCTGCTCTGATTTGGTGGTCGCGCTGGTCTGGCCGGACTGGTCTTTATCCTGAAACTGCTGGGAAACGGTCACGCGCATGTTTTTCAGCAGAATGGCCTCACCATTAAGCGCCAGTGTCGGGATCGACGTCATGAATCATGCCCCTTATTCCATCAAGATTTTTCCCGGCCAGCATAACTGCCGCAGTATAAACAGCTGAAGGCTGCGGAATGTCCTTTACCAGCGCCAGCAGGGTGGCGGCGGTGTCGCCACTGGCCGTAAATACCCATGCCCTGGCGCTTTTCCCCTGCAAATCAGCAAGGCCGCTGGCCACATCGTTAATCAGGCTGTCACGCAGTTGCGTAAACTCCCCCAGTTGTTGTTTCAGCCCGTCCAGGCTGAATCCGGCGCCAGCCGCTTTCTGCGCCTCACTGACAGCGGCAGCGGATAACGCAGCCCTGCTGGTCGGAACGGACAGCGGAATGGCAACCGGCAGTCCTGCCCCGGCTTTCGCGGGGATCTGCATTTTCTCAGTGGCCAGCGCCGCCGCAGACTCAGCCAGACGTTTAACCTGGGTGAATGCGGGCGCGGGGAAAACATCCACCAGGCTGTTAAGCCCCTTCATGAAGTTTTCATGGGTCTGTCCCGTTACCATCATGATCACCACATCGGTATTGCCTCCCGTTCCGGCCAGTCTTTCCGCCAGATAATGGATTGCATTGACCGGACTCAGGTATGCCCCGTTATCCGTCTGCTGCCCCAGACCGTGAATCCACGGATGCGCCGGAACAATGGAACAGTCCAGCGCAGCCAGGGAATCTGTAAAAGCCAGACGCGCTTCACGCCACATCCGGCACCTCAGGCCAGTCAGGGGAAGATGTATCCACACGGTTAACCATGACGCTGTAGAGTTCCCAGGCGTCCAGCCGTTTAATCTCTTCATCGGTGGCGATTTTTAGTTTTACTGCCCGCGCCAGTGGTGCAATAGCTGATTCAGCCTCAGCAAGGCGACGAACTTTTTCAGCCTCCGCCTTTTTACGCAGCTCTTCCGGCGAATAAACCCGCTGAACGACTTTACCGTCTTTAAACTGCCAGCCGCCTGAAATATCAGCGCGACGGTTTTCATCCGTATCAGGTAGCTCCGCCACGCTCTGGCCCACAGGCCACAGACCGGAAATATCCCGTGTAATACACGTAATAACATCGTTATCGTCGTAAGTTATTTTCAGCGTATCTGCTGAAAATAATTTCTGGCACATATACCAGTCCTGACCATCCTCTGATTTAAGATGTGCAGCACCTGTTAATAATGCCTCCTCTGGTTCCGGTGTATAGGGGGTGAAATTTTTAATATTTAAAAACTGTTCGCTCGTTTTGTTTTTTGTCGTTTTCATCATTATTCCTTCTTATACACTGGGGGCCGTTACCCACGTATCACCAACCAGATACTGAACGGGACGGTAATAGACCTTGTCGTCTCCACCCTGCATTTCCCAGTCACCTTCAGTATGAAAACCTGTTATCACCTGTCCGCCGCCGAGCTGAAAATCACGCCACAGACCGCCAGAAAGCGCCACGGGGCCAAGTCTGACCCCTCTTACTACATTGTTGTGAATCCACGTACTCAGCCAGCTATTTCCCCAGACAGAACCATAGATATCGCCGTTATTCTGATAAATAGCGCCGCCTACATTTAACGCTGTGCAGTAGACAATACCGTTAACAGTAAATGAAATAGTCCCATCCGGATTTCGCTGGCTATACAGGTGCCATCCCTGCTCGTCATCCAGTTCAATAACCGTAGGGCGATTTCCGCCCCCCCATAAATTAAAGTGAGCACTCAGTGCCGAATTATTATCGGACCGAACAGAAAGCATTTTGCTACCACCTGCACGGACTGCTAATGGTGCATAAAAACTGCCTTCTTTACCGAAAACGAAATCCCCGCCACCATCATTACCATTATTGAGATGGACACCGTCGCCGCCTTTATCCTTGAAAAGCCACATGCGGGGCGTTTCGGCTTCATCCACAATAGCGAGATTTATACGACCCTCATTTTTAAGATAGAGGTTGCCGGTCATCCCGTCGCCAGTGCGGCTAAACTCTCGTCGCCAGCCCGGAGCATATCCATCGCCGTGATTGATATAGATGAACTGGGCGCTGGGTACTCCGCCTCCTGACGTTGTGGTGGGTGTGGTTATGCGTATTGTCATTGCGCCACGGGTTCCCATCACCTCAATCACTGCGCCAGCGAGACAGATATTACCGCACCCTGTATCTGTGATGACTTTGTTACCTGCATAATCCCATGACCCTTTACACATCCAGTAAGGGTGATTGAATGCGCCGCAACTCTCCAGCCAGGCGATAAACTCCGCCGTCGTCCACGGATTAGCATCACCGCCGACACTAACCCCACCACCGAACGCCAGCGCCGCACTGATATTCTGTGCAAATAATCCCTTGTCAGGGATATCGCCACCATTATTGTTTTTCGCCAGCCGCCCGTTCGCATTATCCATAGCCGCTTTAACCGCTTTCGGCGTTGCGGCCAGTGATTCCGACTCGCTGTTCGTATCACTGCTTAACTGCACAAACCCTTTTTCGCGGGTTGTGGCGTCCGGATGATTACGGGATTGCTCATGTTTTCTCAGCGCATCGCTGGCCTGCTGCTCATTCAGCGTCCCTTTCGGGCGTAAATCCGTAATATTGCCGTTTTCATCAATACCCGCCACCGCAAACACATAATGCTGTACGCCGTTCTGCACATAATCAGCCAGGTTGTCAGCAACCGTAGTACGGGACTGCACACCCCACACGCTGGTAAGCGTTCCTGTCCAGCATACATCCAGCCAGACTTTGACCGGCCGGGTTGTCACGGTAATACTCAGGTTTTCTGCCAGCGTTGTGCGCAGCCCTGCCACATAGCCGGTACCTTTGGTCACATAAAACTGATTCCCGCTTTTCCCGACCAGCCAGCCGTCACCAAAAAACGCCGCCGCCCCGAAGATGTCGATATTTTCCAGGCGCTGGCGCTCGTCCATTCCGGCCATACGCGCGGTAAAGTCAATCTGCCAGGTCTCGGCAGGCGTATTAATTCCGGTTTCAGCCTGTGCGCCGTTATATTCCATCAGGAACGAACGCGTAAGCACGTTCCCCTGTTGCCCTTCAGCTGTTTTCAGTTTTTGCTGTAATGGCGCATGAACAATCATCGCCAGCGTACCACTGGCTTTATTCAGCAAACCAATCCAGTTAAAGGAAAAATCCCCCACGTCCGCCCCCAGTACGACGGAATGTACTACAGCGTTGTCATTCACCACGCCCTTACGGCTGACGGCCTGCCGGTGAACAATCTGTTCAGCCGGTGGCAGGGTTTCATTACGGTCAACCGGCCGATCCGGCTCAAGCCCCGGTACGTTAGCGAACACAAATTCATCCAGCAGAACAGGCTCCCCCGTGGCGCCCTGCTGCGCTTTCCACTGCTCAAATACCCGTGTAATTGTTGTCTGTGACATATAATCCCCTTATAACCCTGCGCTGTACGTCGCGCTGCTGGTTTCCGTACCGCTCAGTGCTGCCGGATAAACCACATATTCCCCCTGATCCCAGCCCGCCCGTATAGTCAGCCGTTCGGACGTGATCACTTCAAACTGGTAACGGCGGCATGTCCGCCCGTACTGCCGGATAATCTGGATCATCAACTGCGTGTTAGTCGCTATCTGGCTGTCCGTGACGCGAACCTGAATCACATCCCAGTCAATGCCCGGCTGGCGCTCCAGCAGTTCAACGTACCCGATCCCCAGCCGCTCAAAGATACTGATAAAACCCTCAACAGAACCGGCGTCACGCGCATTCACGAAGGCATACGCCACACGCCTGCGGAACAGCTCCAGCGGCTCCCCGTCAAAGCGGGAAATGTCCCGGTCATACGCCAGCAGGTTAAGTAACGCCGGTGTACAGGTCAGCGGATCAAACTGGTTCAGTGGCCACGTCACCCAGCCGTACACCTCCACCCAGAACCGCCGCGCCGTTTGCAGCAGTTTTCGCGGCTCGCCCCTGTCCATCCAGGAGGGAAGTACCATTCCGGCCAGTTTTTTCATGAACTCATTCATTCTCAATACTCACCACAAGCGATTTCAGACGCGGCACATTCAGCTCACTGGCAATATCATCCAGCGAAAAATTCAGCGATTCCGTCACCGGAAAATTTTTATGGATTTCGCGCCCCAACTGCGAGAAGGAGAACCGTGAATACGGCCACGTCCTTCTGACGTCATAGTCCGTATTTTCCCGGAAGGCGCACCGGATCAGGTTTTCAATACCGTCCTTCAGGTGCTTCTGTTCATCATCACTGATGTTGTTCAGGTTCCTGACCCAGACAGTGACCGCCAGATCGTGCAGAGTCTCCGGCATGGCATAACACTGCATATCATCCCCGTGGCCGTGATGCCCCTGCGTGTTGATATAGTCATTCACGGCATCCACAAACGGCGCAGAAGCCACGCCGCTGTCCAGCAATAAATAGGCGTTGGCTGTTCCCGGTCCTCTCGGTGCTTCGTGCTCAAAGAAAATCCGGTCAATACTCAGTCCGGCTACGCCGGCTATCATCGACCGGTACACCGCGTCCGTATGGTAGTTGCCCACCAGGTTAAACTGGTTACGGCAACGCTCACGCAGCTCATCATCGCTTTCCTCATCCGCGCCCGGTACGGTCAGCCAGTTTTCTTCACTGGCCACATGGCTGATGCCGTCCACGGCCACCGGCAGAATGCGGTAATATCCCGGCGCAAGGTTATATGCGCCGCCCGTTCCCGTTGCCTTTACCGGCAGCAGTGCGCTGGCGGTACCGGAGGCGATCACCACATCTTCCGTGATGGCCAGTTCATACACCCTGCCGTTAATACGTTCTGTCTGTATCACCGTTCCGGCCTTCACCGTCACCACGGCGCTGGCGTCTTCCTTGTAAAAACGGATAACGCCCTGTGCAGCGCTGGCGGGCTTCGGCGTGATATTCACCGCCCATGCCAGCAGCCGTAACATGCTTCCACTGGCCGTGGCCACAAACATATTGGCCAGTACGGTGGAGACCAGAACCGCCTTCAGCCACATCACCGGCGCGGTTACAATGGTCATAATCAGTCGCCAGAACGGAGACATACGGGAGGTATTCGTGATAATTCCCTCCTCCGTCGCAATAGCATTAAAGCGATCGCGAATCTCTTCTTCCGTCACCGGCATACCGCTGGCTTTCACCACCTCTTCAAAGTCAACCTGTGGCTTTTCCGTCATAAATCCACCTGTACCGATATTCCGCCGAAGTCATAAGTACTGGCCGTGATCCACAACCGTGTCCGGCTTTCTTCACCGATTTCCACTGTTCCCGGAACGATACGTTCATCATCCTCAATCAGTAATTCCATACGGGTAAAAATATCTGCCCGCATGGTCGGGCTTCTCTCGGCAATTAATTCCGTCGCCAGACCGCTTTCAATAATGGAATGAATAATGTCCTGTCCGATACTTTTACGGTTATTACATAATTCAGGTTCATTACCGGTATTCAGGACAAAGTCATTCCCCTGAATTAATAAATCAACATACAGGATTTCATTCATACGCCCAGCTCCTGAAACTCCATTAACTGCCCCGGCGTTATCATTTCTTTTGGATAGATATTGACAGTATTAATTTTCCGGCTGTTATCCGTCACAGCCCTTGAGTTATTACTGACAGATTTACTGATACCACCTTTATCAATTCCTTTTAATTCTCCACCAGTAGAAAGCGTATTTGTTGTCAGTGCCGGAGGTGACTCGTTAGCCAGCGAAATATTGACACCGGGTATTTTATTCAACTTTTCTACAATCCAGTTCCATGATTTCAGGAAGCTACCTTTAACGGACTGCCAGATATTATCAAACATGGATACAATACCACCGGCCATCCCGCTTAATGCCTGTGAAGGTGAAAATCCCGTCAGCAGATTAATAAAGCCGTTCCAGCCGTCCTTAATCCATTGCCATGCCGTCGAGAACACACCGGCAAGCCATTCGACAACGCCAGCCACAGCGGTAAACGCTGCCGTATTCATCACCGCCGCCTGTACATCGTCCCAGTGTTTAATCAGCAGATAACACCCTGCTGCCAGCAGGCCAATCGCACCAATAACCAGCAGAACCGGCCAGCTCATCAGATTTATGCCAATTCCGGCCATAATTGCCGCCATACGAACCGCAAGAAGCGTACCACGCAGAAATTTAAGCGTCAGATTCCATGCCGCTACAGCTTTTGAGGCAATCCAGACGGTGGCGGTGTATATCTTCGTGACTGAAGTCAGTGTCTTCCAGAGAGCAATCGCACCCAGCTTAATAAGTTTTGAGACGCCCAGAACGATGTTAGCTATTGCGCCGGCAGCAGCAAACCCCAACAACGCCATAGCCGCATAGCCGATAACACGCGCAATGTTGGGAAACAACTGCATCCAGCGGGCAAAGGTCTGTCCCATATCAGCCAGGCGGTTCAGCACCGGATACAGGACGGGGATCAACGTCAGTCCAATGACGGTCTGAACAGACTTAAGGATCTGTACAAAGCGATCCCACGGTTTCACCAGTTTGCCGGCCATCTCCTGTGTACGCTTCAGCCCGTCAGAACCGCCCAGCTCAGTGATGTTACGTTGCAGTAAGGCCACATTGCCGTACAGGTGTTTCACCACCGCCGAACTGTCACCAAATGCCGCATCCAGCTCCGCCTGTGCTTTCAGGTTCCCTTCCAGACTTTTGCCATACTTGCCCTGTAACTTGATCAGCATTTCAGGCATGGACAGCATTTTGCCGGTGGCATCCGTAAAGGACAGCCCCAGCTTTTTACCGCCCTCAATGGCTCCGGTCATGAAGCCTTCGTAAGCGCTGCTGGCTTCCGTTCCCAGCGTGCGGTTAAGCTGCCCCAGTACGGCCAGCTGTTCATCCAGTCCGACGCCGTAGTTGGTACCGACGCCCCGCGCCCCTTCCATCAGGTCTTTGATAGTGCCCATTTCGGTACCGAAGACCTTGCGCATATACACCATTTTTCCGGCCAGCTGCTCAGCGAACTGAACCTTGCCCAGACGCTCCGCATCAGCGGAAAAGTTACCGAACATCTGCCCCATAAATTCCGCCGTTTCGGCAGATGTGGATCTCAGGGCAAATGCCAGGGTATTAGCAACTTTTGTCACTTTCGGCAGCTCATTACCGGCGAGGCCGGCAATGGAGGCATTAATATTTTCTGTGGACTTAACAAACTCCACCGCGCTGGCACCGTAGGTCATACTGAACCGCAGCGCATCACGCTGGACAGCCTTTAAAGCCTGATCATCAATCCCTTTTGCCGCAGCGTCATTCAGTGCGTCATACATATCAATAGCCGGCGATAACGCCCCTTTGATGGCCATCCCTGTGCCGGCTAAAGCCAGCGCACCGCCCCCAATCTGCGTAAAGGCCGCTTTCGATTTTTCCGCAAAGCCTGTGACACTGCTCTGCACCTGCTTTAACGGGCGCGTCAGTTTATCAATCAGGCTTAATGTAAAATCTAACTGTTTCATCCTGAACCTTTAAATGCGGTGCTTATTCCGTTAGCAACCGCTATGCGCGTATTTTCCCAGTGGCGATTATCCAGCCAGATAGCGGCGGAAATATCATCCACGGAATCCTGACCGTGCGGTAAATAATGACGCCGTAAAATCAGATATTGTTCGAGTCCGTTCTGTTCGATTGACCGGACTCGCTTTGTCAGTTTTTTACTTCAATTTCCAGTTCTGGCGCATAAAGCTCATTGATTTTCCCTGCAAGTTGAAGCGCTGCCCCCGGACGCTTCAGAATATCTTCCAGCGCTTCTTTACACTCTGGGACAACAATACGCATAAGATAACTATGGGCTGGAGCCACTTTATTATCCATCGCCATTTCATTGATGAATTTATTATAAGCCGTCTGATTTGGTTCAAACGTAATTTCTTTCTTACATACAATCAGATTAATTTTTTCCATAAATAATATTCTCTCTTAAATTAATTTCATCAACCAGCGTGTTATGACGTGCAGCACACTGCCCGTATAACTCCAGATAAAGTGTCAGTAATTCCGCCGCATCTTTTCCCTGCGTGCCATTCAGGCGCGGCAGCTGCGTGGCACATTTAGTTTTCAGGTTTTCCTGATAACGTACGTTCGGTACTGGTGACGGCGTCGTTGTACATGCGGACAAAGTCATCAGACAGGCACACGTTAGTAAACACCGGTTTAACCACCTCCGTACGAATTTCACGCGGCGGCGCATTTTTCAAAGCCTCCAGTTGTTCTTCCAGTTTTCGCCCGGATTCACTGGCCACGCTCGCCAGCTTTTCCCCGGTAGCGCTGGCTGACCGGCTGATGGCCAGATCGATACTGTCACGCTGCCAGTTAGCCGCCTTCCAGCCTGCCCAGAAGGCCAGAACAACCGTCACAAGCCAGCCCGCCACCACACGATCCATCAGCGAACCCCGTCATGTTCCAGACTGAAATGATTGCCGTCCGGCCTGGATTTGAAGCGCCCGCCCCAGCTGCCGCCCAGTGACTCCCAGTATTCGCCCAGCGGCAGGTAATCCTCTGTGCGGGTCTGGTACTGGCCGTTAACAAACAGGTTAAAATCCACCGCCAGACGCCGGGTATGCAGACTGTTGGTAATACCGCTGCCCTTTTTCGCGTTCAGCGCAGCCTGTTCCGGCGTGCGGTAAGCCTCCCCGAACGTCAGACGGTAGCCGTGTTCTTCTGCCCAGTGGATCAGATTTGCCACCATAACGGTAAACAGCTGCTGTTTTTCGCTCAGTGTCACTTTGTCACCCCCTTGCCCAAAATTCCGGCAAATCCACGTTTACGCAACCATGCTTCCACCACGTTTTGTCCCAGAATCCCCAGACCAGAACCAAATCCCAACAAGGCCAGCGGATGAATATTTGGTACAAAATAAAGAGCAACGCCGGCAATAACAGATAACCCTGCCCCGACAATGACACGGCCGGCCACCAGACGAAGGGTAATCGGCTCGTCACTGTTAAGTAGTTTCCCCAGCGCAATCAGCCCCCCATAACCACAAGGGCAATAAATCCCTTTTCATAGTCCTGCATCCCTGCTGCCTCTTATCCAATCAGGTTTTCCGTGGCTTCCGCTTCCAGATACGGCACCCCGTTGATGTTGACGAACTTCGGACTGGTCACGAAGTATTTGATTTTGTGCGTGGATACGCTGCCCCCCTTCGGATCACCATCCAGAACGCTGTTGAGCTGGAGCTTGTTCCCGAAGGTTTCCACCTTCATTTCTTCGCTGCCGGCTTTGGCGTAAAAAAGGAAATCCACCGGGGGAATGCCCCGCCATGAACCCGCTGAACGGGCTTTGGCCGTCAGTACCTGAAGCACTTTTGAGCTGACTTCAATTTCCCCTTCGGCGGCAACATCGCCGTCAACATAGCCGTCCGGGACACCGCGTGTCTGAGCTGCGGCGCTGTTGTCGGTGATATCCAGCGAAATTTTTTCAATGTGGATCAGGTCGCCGTCCACGTAGACGTCAAAGGACATCCCTGAAATACGTTTGGTCATGCGCTGGCCTCCAGACTCGCATCCAGTAACAGACTGATGGTGATTTGCAGCGGCACTTCATACGTACGCACCACAATGTAGATATCCACCGCCTTTTTGTTCTTCCAGACAATGGTCACGTCACCGTTGTCAACGACGGGTAAAAAGTGATCCAC